TGGGCGCTCAGGAATTCTGCCTGGGCCATGGCAACAAGGTCGCGGACGTTCGGAGTCTCGAAAATGATCCCCCAGTCGCCAGGCTTATCTACGCTCGTGGTTATGCTCTTCCAGGTACGACCTCGCAAGGTAAGGAAATTAGAAAGCAATCGGATGTATCCGGGCAGCATGCCGAACTGGCGGACTTTGGCGTCGGCAAGGGCCATCTCGACCTCGAGGGTGGCCATGCGTTCGGTCGTGCTCCAGTAGATCCCAAGCATCCAGGCGGGCAGGTTGGTCTTTGCCACGATCTGCTCCAGCACGTGGCGCAGCGGTATGTCGTACTGGAAGAGCTGTCCGTCGTGTCCGACAACCGTGATGGTTACCTTTGATCCAGCTGTTCCGGCGGTTACGATATCTCCGCTCTTTCCAGCTCGCTTCGCGGCAATGATGGTGTTGAAGTCCGTCTCAATGGCCTTGCGCCGTGTTTCCAGGTTCGTGTCGCTTTTGCCCGCACTCTCGTAGTGGACGTGATGTATCGGATCTCCGTGGCGTTCTCCGGAGTTCTTCATGCTGTTCTGGAGCGTGACAAGAATTTGGGCCGAGAATTCCATGGACCGGAACATACTGACGCCGTGGGGGTCCTGGTTCTCGTTGCCGTTGCTGAAATAGAGCTTGTTGTCCGGGCTGAGCCGCGTTTCCTCGGCACCGTTGTTGCTTATGGGCTGGCCGTAGCGGGCATTCAGGATGCTGTTCGCGAGCGTTCCCGGGTTTGTCTGATTGCTACGCTGCACCTGCCCCCTGCGTATCCACGGCTCCACGCGGCCGGTCGCCGGATGCTTCCGAAAGAAGATGTCTTTCGAATCAGCCACGACAAGCCGCTCGATATCGTCGCGCTTTTTCGTAGCCACGAACTCGGAGATGGAAAAGCCCTGTTCGTGGTCCTCGTTCTGATGATTCGCGGAAAACGCGACAAGCCCCTTCTGCATGTCATTCACCGGGACGTTGAGATGGAAATCCTCGAGGATCTTGACCAGGTCCATGTTGTCGCCGATGATCTTGGGCGTTCCGGTGAGGTTGATGGTCCTGCGGATCGCGGCGTCGCAGATGGGGATGCCTTCGCGCATGGCCTCGTAGAAGTTCCCGTCCACCTTGCGGAAGACGAATTCGTTCATGGCCGAGGCAAGCGGGCTCTGGGCAGCGGTGCTCGTGAGCTGGCCGGTGAGGTTCGGGGCCTTGCGACCGCATCCAGGTCCGGACGCTCGATCCCGTTCCCGCTGGCGCTGCTTGCGCGCCCGGGCCTGGATGCGTTTTCGTTCTAGTAGTTCTGATTTGGTCATATGCACCTCACCGTATTTCCCCATTTGTTATGAATCCATGCCAGTTTCCGCTTGCGCTCGCGTCGATGCTCGGCGTTACCGTCAGCGTGTTGAAGTCATTGCCCTGGAACGTCCACGCGAATTTCGGAACCGTCAGCACAACGATCTGGCCCTTGTATTCTGGATGCTTTTCGTAGATCAATTCGTACTGATCGTTGCGGGTCATCGGAACCCGCTTGCACGTCAGCCAATCGCCGTATCCGGCAGGGCTGCGGAAAATGAATACGTCCGGTGACAGCCAGGCCGGTTTAAGGTCGGTCAGTTTCATGGTTCGCCAGGATGTTTTTTATTTACCCACCACTTCACGCGACGTTGTTTTCCCACGACAATCAGCACATTGCACCAGGGACACTCTTTCCCGATTTGTTCGTGGAGAACCGGCTTATGGCAAGCCGGACAATCGATCGTCGTCTCGTCGTTTTCTTTTTTGGCCATCTTCAGGATCCGCATCACGGATCGATACCCCACTTTGTGGGGTATTTCGGCCTATCAGGGATGAGCGACCTCGGTGTTCTCGGCCGGCTGGTTCTTGGGGACGAATCCATAGTCGCCGGTACCGGGGCTGCATTCATGCTTGATGACGCCGCCGCCGCGGTGGCCTCTCTGAAAGTCGAGACTGTGGATCATCCCCTGCACCGCGGTCTTGATGATGACGCCGTCGGCGCACTTTCCCTGATTCGCGCATTCACCGCACTTCTGTTCGAGTGAATATGACATCCTGATCACCTCCTTTCCTTGATCGTTATCTCAACCTGCTTCCGCAGGCGAATTCGTCTTCCCGCTCGAAGCCCAGGATCTCGGCCAGGGTCTCGGCGCGGTCGGCGTCGATGATGTGGTCGTTGTTCTTGCTGTAGATACGGTGCTTGCTGCCGTAGACGCAGGTGTGGCCGGTGTAACTGGTGACGATGTCCGGGTCCGGCGGGTACTCGATGGTCATGCGTTGCACGCGGCGGGTCATGTGGTCGGTTGCCAGCTCCTTGAGCGTGATCTTGCTCGGTTTGTCGTCCTTGCTGTCAAGGATCGGCTCACCGTGCTCGTCGATATTGTCCGTGGTGCTTTCGAACTGGAACCCGCGCAGCCGGTCGTCGTATTCCTTGTGACGGTATTGCGGAAGGCCGTTGAGATCGTGGAGCACGGCGCTGCCGGCATTGCCGAGGTCCGTGCCGTGCGATATGGTGTTACGGGTGCAGTACAGGTCGTCCAGCGCATCGATCGCCTGGCATTGCTGGTCATAGGTGACCTGCTTGAGCTGCAGCCGGGCAATGACCCGCTTTTTATCCCCGAGGATGTTCTTGATCAGGATCTCGGTGGGGTCCTGGGAAAAGCCGAAGTCGCCGCCGCAGCGGTTGAGCCCGGGGACGGTCACGAAGAAGCCCTTGATGAGCTTGCGGAACTCGGAATCGGTCATCCCGCCCGTGGGAGTGAGCTGATAATCGAAGAATCCTTCCAGCGGCAGGACCGTGTCTATAAGCGATACCGCGCGCGAAACGGGTCCGTCGCCATACCCCGCGACTTCGCACCGATAGCCACGGACTATCACGTCGTTGTTTCTGGCGTCGATCAGTATCTTGAGCGAACGGTATTCCGGGATCTCTTTCACGACATGTTTGAATTGCTGCCAGGGGAATACGGTGTTCTCCGGATCGCCGTCCTCTCCCAGGACGTTGTGCTTGAACTCGGGGGAATCCTCGCCGCCGTACAGGTCGATGTAGAACCGCTTACGATCCTCGGACCAGTACGGGAACGGCATAAGCTCCTTGGACCAGCGGAAGAGCTTGAACGAGATGGACTTGATATATTTCGAGGCGCTCTTCAGCGCTTCCGATTGTTCCGCGTCCTTTGCTCCTTCAGACAGTTTGCTCAGCCGGTAGAACTCCGTGTCGCGGCGGCCGTCGGGCACGGAATACAGTTTCGGCACGCAGCCCGGCTTGATCGCGCGGAAGAACTCTGACCACTGTTTCTTGTGATCGTCCTTTGCCGCTTCGTCCTTGATCGCGAAGGTGCGTACGTGTACGCCTCGATAGGCCTCGCCGTCGTGGCCTGACGGCCTGAAATAGAGCTTGAACCGGTTGCTGCCCCGGAACATGTGGTGTGGATGCTTCTTGTGTTTGATCAGGGACGGAGCCAGGTCCTCGTTAAAATCCAGCTGTTCGAGCATGGCGTCGATGATTTCGTCGAGGTGGGTCTGCTGGGGAGCGCCGATCAGCCCGGAGCCGTCCTGGACCGTGAAGAATTTCCACAAGCCGTAGGCTACGATCTCGCGGGTCTTGCCGACCTCGGCTCCGCACTTGTGGAGCGTCGGCCCGGAGGTCCGGATCGACGACAGCTGGTAATCCCAGAGCGTATATGGGTCTTTGTGGTCGATGTCCTCGGGTTCCCGCAGAAACGCAGGGACCCAAAGTCCGGGATCATTGCACAGGCAGGAGAGCTGGAATTCGTCCAGGCCGCTGTAGGGTCTCCGGAGCGCTTCCTGCTGCGTGTAGTTGTTGAAGTATCGCGCGGAAGGGAACTCCTTCCGTGCAAGCTGAGTCCAGGTCCAGTCGTGTTTTTCAAGCCATTGCTCGAAATCCGCCCGGGGGACCCTGATCCCCTTCTTGAGGTCCTCCAGGGCAACCGGCTCTATGGTGTCCAGGACAGCCGTCACTCGTCATCGCCCTCTTCCGGCCGCTGCTCCTTTTCATCTCCTCCCAAACCGATCCCGCTCATGATCCCGGCCAGGGTTTTAGCCTTTTTGCTCTCGGTCTTCTGGCGCTTGATCTCGCGGGGATCGATCATCTGGTTCATGGGCGTGGCGCCGGTGACTTCCGTCAGCTTCGGCAGGACCAGGAGCGACGGCCTGGGCTTCAGTTCGTGGCCGATAACCTTGCCGTCCTTGTCGATCTTCTCGGACAGGCAGTTGACGCCGTTCTCGATGATGTCCTGCTGGAGCATGCCGAGGATGTCGAGGTTCCCGGCGATCCGGAGGGACATGATGTCTTTGAGATCGTCGAGCTTGCCTTCGCGCATTGCCTTCTGCACGGCGACGAGGCCCTTGACGAATTCCTTTTTGTCCAGGCAGACGGACCCGGGAGCGGTCTCGCCCTCGGCGATGAGTTCGCAGGGATATTGCGGGCAGGAGGACAAACAGGGACGGAAGACGCGGGCCACAAAACTGCGAGCGTTCTCGCCGGTCTTCCAGGCGTTTGTGTTTCCAATCATGGCTTCGGACTTGGCCGGGCTCTGCGCCGCTTTCTTGCGCTGGGAAAGCGCAGCCTCGCTCATGTGGTACTTGCGCGGGCGGACGGCGAACTTTTCCATGACGCGGCGCTTTTCTGGATCCGGATCGTCACCGGCTTCTGGATCGTAGGAAGCGCCCGCCTCGCCGGGTGCGGAGTCGGGAGAGGCGGGCTGCGGTGATGAGGCTGGCGGTTCAGCCTCGGGGGAAACAAGCTTTTCGAGTTCCTTGAGCTTCGTGAACTCATCGAACAAACCGGTCTCGCCTGCCTTGATGCGCTGGGCGAGTTTTACCTTGTGGAGCTTCAGCAGGTAGCCGGGGGTTACCTTCTGGTCGAACTCGTTCAGCTGGGCATCGAGCGAGGATTCATCGAGTGGCTTGTCCTTGTTCATGCCTGCGTTATAGCAGACTAGTCAAGCACGTTCTGGCAGGATGGAGCGTGACGGGTTGTCACGCTGTCACGCGGGGATGCGTTGTATCTGGTTGTTTAGATATTAGGGGCTCGGAAGTTGCCGGAAAGAAAAAGCCGGGATGGGACCATGATTTTCGGCTGGGCTGGTGATCGTGACAGCTAGGACCTGCAGTCGCACCAAGAATCGAGTATTCCACGCTTAACCAAGAACACAACAATCGCCAATGGAGGGAAATTGATCTTCAGGACCTCTTTTATTAACCATTCCGCGAATTCCTTCAGAGCGTTCCAGTCTTTTTCCTTGTCTTCCGCAGATTTCATTCGCTTGCAATAATCGAGTTTGACGCACACTTCGTATTGCACCAATGGCTTTAAGGACAGGAGATATCCCTGAAAATGCATCAACAACATGGTTTGGACAAGCACAGCATACTCTCCACCAAAATAGCCGGCACTGAAGTCAAACATATTCCGCGTAACTTCGACATCAGTGATGTCGTCTCGTCGAGTGTATTTGTATTTCCAGCCGGGAACTTCTTTCCCTTGCAAGGCCATAAGCCGGGCAGCTTCCTTCTCGATTTCGTCAATGTTCGGATCAACAACATGGGCGGCTATCGTGCTGTTGAGATAGGATTCGTCTCTCAGCAACCTGCCCAGCAACTCGCTCTCGTTATCCATATTTCACCTCCCGCAGGTCAGTGCTTCCGGACTTCAAGTATATCGGCCGGATCCATTGGGCCGAACCAGAGCGCGCCGGGCCAGAGGTCCAGGGGATATTTGTAGGTCTCTTCCGGCAGCAGGACATAGTACATGCCGTGAGAGTCGGGCTCGATGCAGACCTCGACGATATGCGGCTCCTCGCCCTGTTCGGCCAGGAAATAGAATCCGGGATCGGTGGGTTTATTCAGGGGCGGGTATTTCATGGCATTTGATCAGGTACGGTGGCGACTTCACCTACAAACCTGCGTTTTCTGGCTCATGGAAAAACAAACAATTACGGATTGTAACTGACATATGAACACGGCGATGACGCGCTAGAAGGGGATTCCCTCTGGTCGCCTTAAGACGTGACAGGGAGATCCGTTGTTCTCGGAAGAATCCCGACAAAGGGTTTTTGTTTTATATTACCGCGCAGCAAGGAGGGAGTCGACGTTGGCGCATTTCTATAAAAAACAACCATAGTAGCCATGGATTTATAACCAAGGCCACCTCTTTTGTCAATTTTATGGCTAATTTCTACGAGCCTGTTTTTTGTTCGTTTATCAATAATTGAGCTCATGTTATGTAACGGACGATCTGCCTTAGCGTGTAGTATTTCTGCGACAGCCTCGATCCCCCTCTTCCCTAACTCATAAATTGCCTCTTCACAGATGCACGGCAAAAGGAAGAATTCAGAGAAATTTCCAACAATGTAATCTTTTAGATAATCTCTAACTTCGCAAAATTGGTCGCCACTTCCTGAAAAATCATCAACGTAAATAATTGCACCCTGTTCGAGCTTCGATGTTATTTCGTGAAGCTCACGAACATTTTTAGAGTCAACAAAATGAGATCCGCGACGTTCAAGTAATGCCCTATCTCTTAGCATATTCAGCATGACGCTGCTACTACTTCCAGGATCGTGGAGATGCACGTAAATAATATTCTTCGATGTGATGTTCACCGCTGCTAGCCGTTCCCACAAGTTTGCGTGAAGCTTAACGATGAGCGATTCAGTCTGTTTTTCCGATATGTAATTAACCTGGTGTAACAAATCTATGATAGATTGTTTATCTTTTTCATCAAACTGACTTAACCATTTAGCAACGCGGGGGATAGTGACCGGTTGCGGTTTATAGTCGGAAAAATGAAAGACCGCCCAGGTATAGAATCTGAAGTACCTTATGTTTTGAATAGTTGTTTTTATTGTTTTTAGCATTAAACAGGCTCTTTACCGGGTTATTGTATTATTCATGCTCATCTTGAGAGGCAACGGCGCCTGGTTGATCCGCACCTTCTAATCTTGACAAGAGAGCTTCAACATACGAATTAACCCTTTTAAGAGCACTGGTCAGTTCATCCTTATCTATAACGTGTTCAAGTTTGCCACGTTCAAGCTGAGAAACAAAATCATCGCATGCTTTGATGGCATTTTGGACTCGACGGTTATCAACAACAAAATCGTCAAAAGCTTTCCTTGTCTCTAATTGAATATCAGTAATATAATTTTCCAAACGCTCTACAACTGGCTTTTGTTTTGACTTGTCCTCACTGTTAATTTCAAACGCCTCAAGTATTCTTCGGAAATGAATAACGCTCTTGATGCGCTTCGCACGATATTTTTCCACAAGGTTATCGGTCATACCATCGCGACCCAACCTCTTCCTCAGACCAGGCAATACCTCTTCAGCAAGGTTTAGAACTGGATACGCTTCAATCCAAAAATTTGAAGGTATTCTTTCTTTTGGATCGGGATTAAGTGATAAATTCTGATACTTATCAGAAAAAGATAGAAGTACTTTACAGCGCTCTACCTGTGGCTCACTCAAGCCTGTTAATTTTGACAATCGACTGTTGTCTGTTTCTCCTAGTGCCTCCATCACAACTTTCAAGCTGAGGGCTGTTGGCATCAACTCCCACGATTCTCTAAAATTATGAATAGAAAACATATATAGAATGCTGGCAATCTTGTCAGGAGGAGCAACAATGTTAGCAGGAATCGTTATTGTCACTCCTTCTTCCTGGAGCTCTTGACAACAACGATATCGACGCTCTCCATCAAGAATTGCGTATTTATTTTGCCCCTTCACTTCATAAACGGTTATTGGAACAAGAACACCGTGTTGTCGGATGTTTTCCTTTAACGCGTCCAAAGGTGCTTTGTCAAATAGTTGTCGAGGATTGGTTACGCTTGGCTTAATGTCGGAAACATTCAGCTTGCGGAGTAGTCCTTGAGGAACGACGGAGGCTACCGCTTCCTCTGGTTTTTTTTGCATTCTAGGGCTCATAGGATTTCTCCCTCTTTGCTGGGGTGAACGTTTGAAATAAGTAGTTCATCAGACCTTCGCCTATTTGCTGCAAATCCGGCGATATTTCTTTTTACGCTCACAACTTGAGTGTAAAAACCTTTGCTTAAAAATTCGCCTTCGTTAGAGCTTGCGTAACTAACGAGAAATGGGATGCCTTTCCGATCGAGCTTTCTCATCCATTGTTTCACAAGCTTAAGCTGCTTCTCGCTAAAAACAGAAGCATCATATTCACTAAATACACGCTGCGCTTTTACACTATACGGAGGATCCATATAGACAAAATCGCCAGGCACTACCGCTTCTAGCGTGGTCGAGAAGCCGCAAGACACTAAGCGTGCAGTCTTCAAGCAGGTTGAACAGGCCTTCAAATGCAGTTTGTTTGGCAGATCACCGCTTCTATCTCCGCCGTACGGGACATTAAATATGCCAGCTCGGTTTGTCCGATAAAGACCATTGAAACAGTATCGGTTAAGAAATATAAATCTGGCAGCACGCGTGGAGGGACTTAATTTCGAAGGATCCATTGCTCGTATGCGCATGTAGTTCTCAGGGCTTTTTTTAAGCTTATAGAGAGATCTTATAACTGCCGGAAGGTTATTTTTAATTTGGGAATAGGTAGCAATTAGATCGACGTTAATATCACTGAGAAGTGCAGCAGAGGGAGCGATATTAAAAAACAGAGATGCTGATCCGGCGAATGGTTCCACATATCGATTGTAACTGCTATCCCAATACTGAGACAAAATAGGAATCAGCTGTTTCTTGCTTCCAGCCCATCGTAAAAAAGGTTTGGCGTTCTTTAATTGCGGTTTCACGTTTTCCTTTTACAAAAAATGAAGCACCTACTCTTATAGATATGAACTGACGAAGATAGTATAGCGAATTACATCTGCCAGATAAAGCAAAAAAAGTATATCCACAACTGATGCATGGGTTGGCGCAACCAATTTCAGGATGACACTTTATAATGTTTAAAAAAGAGGCGACTTGTACGGTACAGGAAGAATCGACCATGCAGTGGTGCAACTATGCCCTCTCCCGGGTTCTAGTCTGTCATCAAGGTGCGAATGTAGCAAGAAAACCGAATATCATCAACCAATATCCTGCTCGATAAACGTTAGCCATGTGAACAGTCATTGAACGAGTACCGAAGCTGATAAATTTCTTTTTTGCTACTACGGAAAGCTTGCTTATGAAGAATAGGACAAATCCAAGGAGCATGATGAAGAAAGAGGATGGATGTGCAACCTTACCATGTACTGCATTTGAGACAGCGAAAGACCCCATGACAAAGACAAATATCCAAAGGAGGATTTCAGTAAACTTGCTTGGTTGATTTTCCCTCATGAATTGTGTGCGGGGCATGATGCTCTCCTTTTTATCGCATAACCAGCACCATCAGACCTGTACTGCTGTAATGTTCACATCTTCAGCTTGAAATATGCACTTCAGGTCTCTTTGGCAAAATGCTAACTAACAGGAAGAAACAAACACTACGGCACGCGGTCGTACTTAACGAAACGAGTATATTGGTTTTTTAATCTATTGTCAAACAGCCTTTTTTTAATGCCTAGACAGGCCGATGTTGCGTCGAATAGGTTGCCGGGGTAGTCTGGGGTTGCCTGGGAGGGGTGACAGGTAGGATGGTGCCGGGGAAACAAAAATAGGGAACGCAGGTGCGTTCCCTCTTACCGATTAGATTAAAACCTATTTACCACAGCATCGCTTATATTTTTTTCCACTTCCGCACGGACAAGCTGAATTTCTTCCAGCAACGACTGGAGCCGTATACGTCTTTGCCTCTTTCGTTTGTTTCACAAAATCGATATGCTCGCATGACGGACATCTGAATGAAAAAGCAGATTTGCCTT